GTTACGGTCTTATGTGATAAGAACACGCGCATGTGGCCCCATCTCACTCTTCCTCCGGGAAGTGAGGGGGTACATGCTTTAAAAGGAACTATTTTAGGTGAGTTTTATTTCGACGATCCGGATTCGGGCCGTCGGCTTACCATAAATAACCTTTGGGGGAAATCCCCTAAGTACCGCTTTGCGGTACTGCGTAACCTCTTCGGATACGAAACTTTTGGGGTAGACGTGCTTGAGAAAATCAGCAAACTTACCTATCGTGAGTGTAAGAGAGTAATTTTCTTATATCGGTCGATAGAGACCGGTCTCCTAGTTTCAACGCCTAGTCTAGGCGGTTTGAAACCCATACCGAAATTTATTTGGAAATTATGGAAATGGGTTTGGTGCAGTAGTGCTTATAATATGCGCTCTGTTGCAACCCAGTGGAAGCAGTTTGTTTTACATCTGCGCCACAAAGTCGCGAAAAGCGATAATTTGGGAGAAAATCCCATACCATCCAGTTTCCCTGGTGTCTTCAAGGGTTCAATCGGATGGCAATGGACAAGTCTTTGTCCGTGGATGACTGAGCTATGCATGCTGGGCGCCCCTTCGCGGGAGCTCGTTCGTAAAGTAGGCATACTCGCCCAACACAGGCATATGCCTGGTCCCACGCTGACAGAATCACGCATGAGAGAAGAATTGGACACTTTCATGTCGCACCTTCGCTTGAAGGATGAAGTTGATTCCGTTATGCTTCGTCGAATTGAGGAGGCTGCAGAGGGAATCGGTGAGTATTGTAGGCAAACGGGAGAAGGTCCCGTTGATTATCCACACTTGAGCTTATCCACTTCTGGATGCTTTAATAGGGAGGCCGCGGAAGGCGGCAGAGTTATTGATGCAATGCTACGTTGGTTATACCATTATGTAGCAGTCCTCCCTGAGGTAGACCGGTCCGGTATTACCTGGTTCGAAGGTCTTTACGAGGAAAGGAGGGATCATCCTAGATACATGACGATGTGCCGGGATGTCTTTCTCGAAAAGGATGTCCAATTTATGGACAGTGCATTTAGAGATTCACTTGCTTCGAATACTGTAGAAAACGTATGTTTTCTCCAACCAGTTGGTTCTCAACTGCCAATCGAGGAGCCAGTTTTTGGTCTTGATGAAGTATTCCCTTCACAGATTCTCCAATGGTCGATAGAAGAGTTAATTGATCATGGATACCTCGATGGACTGCCGCGGTTTAAGGCAAAACGCGGTAAGACTGCCTTACCGGAATTCGGTGAGGCAAAACCCATAGAAAGTAGAGCCCATCTTGTTGATGAGCCAGGCGACAAAGTTCGCTGGGTTACCATGGAGGAGAGTTTCGTTACGGTATTCCTCCAACCCTTTCAACACACGCTTGCCGGGCTATTGGGAAAATTCCCTAGCCTCATAAGCGCATTTTCGCGCTCCTCTAAAGGTCACGATTTTGTAGATTCTTTATCTCGTCGGCCTGAGGATGCCCCCAAGCAGGACGGTATAGGAACATTTGACCTCACTGCCGCTACCAATGTTTTAAAACGTTCGACAGCAAAATCCGCGTTGAAAGGTTTCCTACGGGGAGCAAATCTAAGCTCCGACTACATAGATCTTTGTTGTAGTATCATATTCCGTGATCGTAGGGTACACGTCTATAAAGATTCCGGACGTGAGCGAAAAGAGATTTGTTTTATCTCTACAAACGGCTTGTTAATGGGAAATCCGGTGACTAAGGAATTATTATGCTTAGTATCCGCTTGTATACAACTTATTACGACAGTTGATATGAAACTCAAACATCCGCCGTATTGTCTGATCGCAGGTGATGATGTTGCACTTTATTGTTGTAAGAGATTCTTCCGGCATTGTATCTGGTTAAACCAACGGGCCGGTAACATCATCAACGAGAGTAAGACACTATACTCTCATTTATGCAATTTCTTTTGCGAGGAAACCTTGTTCCTGGTCAATGAAAAGGTTCACAACGGTAAATCCCTCAGCCAAATGTTCAGGACTGTAGGGGAGACCACACATGTGGATACCATTAAATTAAGATATCTCTCTCCCTTTGGGAAGCAAGACAAAGAGACTTATAAGAACCCTATGATTGGGAAAGGGAAAGCCCTAAAAAAGCAATTGGGCTGGTTTCCGATTAGGCCAATGGCTGATATGGCCAAGGCCAGATTTCTGTTTATGATGGGCCATCTTTACGATATCGATGACCCCATTATATACTTACCCCCATGTATGGGAGGCTACGACGCCATAACTAATAAGAGTAAGGAAGAAATCTGCCGTCTGATATTTCAGACGGACATACCATTATCACAGGTATACAGAGCCACAAATGACCTATCGAACTGTAGTTCGTGGGTTGACGATCTTTTAAAGAGAATGGCTTGTGGCGGTAGTGCTCGAGGATTAATCGACCCCTTGCTAAACTACGGAGTCGACCAGTATTGTACTGTTGTGAGAGACTTCACTTTCCCTGAGCAGGTTCGTACTTATAGCGAACTGCAAAATGATTTATTCGAAAAGAAAAAAATCAAAAAATCCGATCAGAGTTTTACCATGGTTCAGCGGTATGCTCGTTCAATGGGTCTGGTCGGTAAGTTAGATTTGGCACACTCGATCGACAGAGTTACCAACATTAGGATTGCAATTTGCGTTGCCGCAGGCGTTTTGCCATTAGAAGACTATATTGTAGTCAATGACAACCACCGCGGTCCAATGTCTGTTTTCCGTGAGGCTTTGGAAAACGAATCTATACATATTCCAGCAGATACTTTGGAATGTATCCAGCCCCGAAATGGGGATGACGAAGCTTTTCGTCAGTGGTTGCTGGGCGGAAGAAAACCTTTCTGGAGGGCTGCCAACTCCATGTTCTTTCCAAGGCGGTCCGTTAAGGACTCGTTGAACGGTATGAGGGTTTCCCTCACTGGCGAATTATATGGATCTCAGAAAGGTTCCGTGGAAGACGAGGGATTCGCTCCCCAAGATGGGTACGAATTATCCTTCGTTTCCACTAATAGACTAAGGTCTATTAGATGCTCGTAACGAGCGCTAGTGATCCTAACTAGCAAGCCGTGCCGAAAACCTGGTACAACCCGAGGGTCAAAT